GCCCTTTCTAGTTTTATAATTGCTAATCTTAGCTGAAGCTTAGGTTTGCAGCTGTTACTTCTACTTTTTCTAAGTAGTCAGCAGCATTACCAAGCGATGAAGCTGTGTTTGAAAGCTCAACATAACCATAACGTGTCATAAATGATACGACTGGTTCGAATGTTGATGGATCCAGCACAACACCACTGCTCATTAATGGAATGTATGGGCAGTAGAATGCAGCAGCATCTGATTCGCTTGAACCTTTGTAGCCAACTAGTACATCGTCATCAGCAGCATATGTGTTAACATATACTCTCATTGCGTTGTTAAGTGTACCAACAAACTTAGTGTTTGTAGGTGCTTCAAACGCACCTTCAGTTGTTCTTGCGAACGCTGAAGTTGTTGCTGATTGTAGTACAGTTAAGATTGCAGGAGATACAACAGCCCAGTTACCTGCGCCTCTTCTTGTTCTCTGTGCAATTCTGTTTGCAGCTCTGTTGACTAGAACAGCTAATGCAGCGTGTTCGTCACCAACAAATGTTGCAGTACCACTTACAGCAGCCTGATCAAATGTATCAGTTCCTGTTCCTGCTAATGTAGATAATGAACCTAGGATCTCTTGATCAATTTCAGCAGTAATTTCTTGTGCTAAAGCAGCCATAATTTCTGCTTCAACATCGATACCATGCTGTGATTGAGCGTCCTGAGCAGATTCAAAAGTCCAGCGAGCTGATAGCTTTCTGGTCTTTGCTTCTACAGTTTGCTTTAAGATTTGGATGCTTAGTCTGTTACCAGCTGCACCTTCAAGCGCCGCTGTTGAATCTGCTTTTGCAGTCGTAGCGTTACCTGAATATGCTTCAGCAATCTTAAATGGTGAAAGTGCTTCTTCACCAGCTACAGCACCGGCTGCGCCTGAGCCTGCTGTGTCTGAGTAGCGTACTCTCAATGTGTGGATTTGACCCACTGGACCTGTCATAGGCTGTACACCAACGATCTCGTTTGCGATCACTGTTGGCATTACACGTCTAATAACGGGTAGGATAACTCTGTTAAGAGTTGCAACATTACCGGCAGAAGTTGCACCAGCTGTAGCAGTCTCTGCCAAATACGATCTTGTATTTTCTAGAGTGGTTGCCATCACCTGTTTCTTTGTGCCTGAAAGGCCTTCAAGAAGTGCAGTTTTTGTATCCTGCCAGCGACTTTCTAATAGTTCTGACATTTTGGTTTCTCCTTAATTTAATCCCGCAAGTCTACGTAAATCAATTACGTTACTATCACTTGCTTTGTCACTAACGTTAGTTTCTTCTCTATTGCCTGTTACTTCTTTGCCTTCTGTCATTATTGCCTTCTTAGCTGGAGTTTTACCGTCGATTACTGCCGGTAGGTATTTGTCAAACGCCGATTGCAACTTTGGAGTTTGAACGCTTTCCAGTAAATCAATCATAATCTCTTTCTGACCTTTTGATAAAGGAGCAGTAAGTTCATTAATTGTATCTTTTCTTTTAGCCGCATCTGAAATCTTACGAATTTCTTCGTCTTTGCTTTCAGCTAGTTTTTGCTTTTCTGCAACAGCAACTTTTGCTTCCGCAAGTTGCTTATCTTTTAGCTCAACTACCTTCAGTAACTTAGAAGTTTCTGATTTTTCATTTAGATAGCTGTTGCTGTATTCTGCTGCAAATGCTTCAAACAATTTGCGACCAAAGTCATTTTTACGTGCTGCTTCAATGTCTTCTTTTAGCTGACCAATTTCTCTGTTAAGAACTTTATCAGTTATAGAAGCTACTTTTTCAGCACTCTTTTCAACAAACTGTGTTTTCAACTTGTTGAAGTGTGATTTAGCTTCACGTACTAAACGTACTTTAGTTTCAGCTAGATCTTTTTTATCTTCGTTGAATTCTGCAATTTCTTTTGCAAGTGATTCTACGACGAAATCTTCAAGCATTTTAAACTTGGATGCCATTGATTTTTGGTCTTCATGTAACTCACCAACTTCTTTTGATAGTTGATCAACCACAAAAGTTTTTAGTAAACCTGCGTTTTCACGCATTGCTACTGCATATTTTGCTTTTGCTTCTGCTAGTTGTTTACGATCTTCTGCAAATTCCGCAATTTCTGAAGCAAGACGCTCACCTACCATAGAGTCAATAGCCTCTACCATAGTTTGTTTGTCATGCTCATACTTTTGAGCGAACTCTTCACGAAGTTCAGCTGTTACCTGTTGACGGTTTTCTTTGACTTTCTTGTTCCAAGCCTCTTCGATTTCGTGGCGCACTTCTTCTGAAACTACATCATTTTCAAAGAGTGTTTTTAGTGCATCCAACATATTTTTCTCCTTTTATTGGAGTCGGTTGATGATATTCACCAACGATTCCCTTAGATACTTTTGTGCCTTATTATCGTGCTTTGTTGCCTGTGCTAATTCGTAAGCCTTGTAGCCACCTCTGGCATTCATCAAGTGTTCGTAGATTGGCGTTGGATACGCCCCTGGAGCACTTGGTTGTGCAACAACGTCAACAGTTATGATTTCAAAATCACTGACTTCGCCGCTACCATCTTCTTTAACGTTACCACTACCACGTGATGAGACGCCTAGTTTAACGCCGCTTTCCAGCATTGTTTTAACCAGTTGTCCCATCGGTGTTGGTAAAATTTTCATTTTTCCATAACCATTTGGACCATCCATCCACATTTCGGTAATCATGTGACTGACCCTGTCCAGGTTAATATTAAGACCTTCTGGATGATCTACTTCGCCGAGTACACTGTAACCTCCGCTTACTTGATCGTTGAGAGTTTTGACAGCCCTGCCAATTTCATTTACAGGATATACACGTTGGTTCGCGTTGCGTACACCCCCTTGAATACAAATACCTTTCATAAAAAGATCTTTGCCTTCATTGGCATTCTCAACCACCATTTGCGCTTGGTCGAATGTCAGGTGCTCTCGTAAGTAGTTGCCCATCTTCAAGTCCTTAGCTTCCGATCATTGATTTTTTGTCAGGAGCTGTATCGCCTGCGCCTTTTTTCTCAGCGCCGTGGCCTTTTGGCATGTTTGACATTGACTTAGATGCTTTACCACCAGGTACATTCACGTTACCGTGATCTTCTACCTTAGGTGCTTTTGCTTTCATTCCTTTTTCGTCTCCGCCTTGTACCAAGTTAGAAGCATCTCCGCCCATGTCGTTTTTACCAGCTACAACTGACTTGGTGTTAGCACCGTTGTCACCCATTTTTGGTGTTACTTTTTCAACATATTCGCGCATCTGCTCTGCTGCAGACTTTTCAGTAGCTTCGTCATCTGCTTCGTCTACTTCTTCGTCTGAAACTTCGTTTGCTACAGACTCTTCAGCTTCGTCATCCATGTCGCCTTCATCGTCTGCATCCATATCCA